ATACCATAGTTATCCAGCATAGAAGTGTTGCCCTTAAGCGCGCCGGTCAATGCATGTACAGCATCGGCAGTAGTACCTCCAAACATAGCAGCCAAATCTCCTGCAAGCTGCACTAGCGTTTGTGCCTGCTTTGCTGCCTCTTCTTCGGTTAGCCCTCCTATGTTTTGTAAGAGGGCTCCCATCATATTGGCATATTCAAGGGCTTCTTTTTCAGCTATGCCATAGTAACTGTCCAGGTTATCGGCCCATTTCTTCACGCTGTCGGAGGCCTTGCCAAATATCTGGTCGGTGGCCCCCATGGCGTCCTGCAAGTCGGCTGCCATTTTGAAACTTGCAGCCCCCGCTGCTACGAGCGGAGCAGTAACCTTCATCGACAGGTCTTTGCCGATGTCGGTCATTTTCTTGCCGACATCCTGCATCTTTTTGCCCACTTGTTCCGCTGTGATTCCAGTATCCCTTAATTGTTTTTCAAAACTCTTTAATTCCTGCTCGGCTTTTGCGACCTCACGCTGGAAGGCTCGGTACTGTTCTTCGCTTATCTCGCCTTTAGCAAACTGTTCATTGACCTGTTGCTGGGCAGCTTTAAGGCGGTCGAGTTTTTCCCGGCTGTTTTCAACTGCTTCAGCCAAAAGTTTCTGCTTCTGCGCCAACAAATCAGTGTTTTTCGGATCAAGTTTTAGGAGGCGCTCAACTTGTTTTAATTCCGACTGCAAATCCCTGGTTTTTTTGTTAACGTCGGCCAGCGCCTTATTGAGGGGCTGAACATCCGCCCCCAAAGTAATCGTTATACCCTTTATCTTGCCTGCCACTTTCTCACCACCTATCGAAGTCGGCCTGCGTGGCCTGTCTTACGGTTTCGGTTTCTTCATCGCCACTGCCGGTGTATATTTGCACGAATTTCAGTAAGTCGCGAACCCGCAGTAGATTCATTTCGTCGAAGGTTAGTCCGGCCTTCTTGCCGATAGCCAGCAACTCCAAGTCCATCCGTTCCGGTTCGGTGTCGGATGGTTCTCCGTTACTTTCGGCCTCCACGAAAAAAGCCGTCGGTGGCCTCCTCGATCACCGTGGTCATTATGTCGGCATCGGCAAAGTCAATGCTATCTAAGTTACTAAGCCACCCCTCGAAGCTGGGGAATCCTTCCGGCTTGTCGGCCTTGTTCATTGCCCAGATCAACTGTAGCATTTTGATCGAGTCAAACTGGCTGGGATCAGATGCCATTTCCTGCATGGAGATTAAATCACCAATTAGGTCGGTCTTGAATTCCTGCTTGTAAAAAAGTAAGGCCAAGGGGGTCGCCCTCAGCCTTATTGTTTTCTCACCTATCGTTATCTCTCGCATTTAATCACCTAGTCCTTTACGGTCAATGTGTAGGTTACTGCGTTGCCCTTAGTAAATTCGACCACTATCGGGTAATTGCCGTTAGCCAGGTTCAAACCTAATATATAGTCACTATCAATGGTTACCTTAAGCGCATCAATAGTCAGGCTGACACCCGGTACCGGTGCACCGTTAACCAGTACATTCTTAACTGCAGTTGTCCCGTTAGAAGTGGTGGTTATTTCTACGTCAGCTGCGGCCTGCTTGCTAAAGTCAGCCGGATTAGCACCAGCGGTATTTACTACAGCGTCCTTGAGGTATACCGCGGTAAAGAAGGTATCGTATCCGGTATCACCCTGTTTAACCTTCGCTTTTACATCAGATGTATCAGCTGCGGGCCTTGCTTCAATTTCCAGAGTCTCACTCTTGGGTTCCTTGGTGCTTGATCTAGTAGTGCCTTCAATGTTAGGGCGGTTAGCCAAAACATTGTAAAGAACGTGCCTGGTCTTTTTTGCGTCCCCATCGAACTCAAACATGAGCGCGAACCGTTTCACGGCAGCGTTGGCGTTCTCAATGATCGCGCCGTTTTTATCAATGGTATCCCCCAATATATCAGTGCGAAAACTATCAGGGATAAGTGCCATCTCCAGCGTGCCGTCATAACCATTGTTCACGTTCTCAGCAAAGTAGTCCTCCATATCGTCAGCGGCAAACTTAACTTTTTCTCCCACAGGAGATAGGGTCAGATTCACCGCACCCGGAATATGCACCGGGGTGCCGTAGCTTGGTATGTTATTGGTCAGAGTGATGGGCGCGTAGTAAACATTTTTCAAGCCGTATTTTACTTTGTTACTCATCATCAATCCTCCTTAAATCTCGTAAAGAACCTGATACAGGCCCTCGGATTCGATATAAGTCTCGGTCTTTTCCCAATAGATGTCATTGGCATCGAATAAATCCTCAACCAGTTTTTCGCTGGTCGGGTCCTTTGTTTTGGTGTATAGTTCCACCTGGTAGTTATCGGCCTGGCTGTGTACCTTGTTGTCGGCTCCAAAGTTGCTGGAGTAAGCAAACAAATAAACGATATACGGTGGACTCGGCGGCGACGTGAAGTGATGGTAGGCCACCGGCAGGCCGGTTGATTTGAGCAGTGTAAACAGTGTCGCTTCATCCACGTTTTATCGCCTCCTCCACCTCACGGGTAAATTCCCGGATTACTTCTTCCTCGGCAGGCCGGATATGCGGCCTCCCCTCTACCCGGCCACCGCCCACCTTGGCGTGACCGTACTCAAGCAAGTGCGCCAGCCGGTAGTGCGGGGCTTTAACGTGGACAATTCGCTTGTGCGGCTGGCCTACCTCCGGCTCGGTTTTCATGGCCCAGGACTTGGCGTAGTTGCCGTACCGCTTCGGGGATGTTTGCTTGAGCCGCTTAACTGCGGCTTTTCCGACTTTCTCG